CTATTAGCGGACGTGCAACGCATATGTCGCCTAACATGGCGCAAGTGCCAAATATGGACGCTATATACGGTAAAGAGTGTCGTTCGCTCTGGACGGTGGATGAAGGAAATGCGTTGGTAGGCGTTGATTTAGCACAGCTTGAACTTCGCTGTCTTGCTCATTATATGCAAGACGATGAGTACACGAATACACTATTATCAGGAGACATTCATGAGAAGAACAGGCAAGCAGCGGGTCTTTCCAGTCGAGGGGAAGCAAAACGTTTTGGGTTCGCATTTCTTTACGGGGCGGGTGGCGCAAAGATTGGTCAGATTCTTGGTTGTTCGGCACAAGAAGGACAAGCCGTTATTAATCGGTATCTCAAAGCAATGCCAAAACTCAAAAGTCTTCGTGACAAGGTTGAAAGAATGTCTGCAACGGGGACGTTACCGGGTCTTGACGGTAGGAGACTTAACATACGTTCCGCACATTCGGCAGTCAATACCTTGCTACAAGGAGCTGGAGCAATTGTTGCCAAACAGTGGATTATCGAAACAACGAAGATGCTCAGGAAAGACAAGATACCTTATAGACTTGTTGCATGGGTACACGATGAAATACAGATTGAGACTCCGCAAGCCTACGCTGAAATCGTTGGTAAAACAGCCGTCGAAGCAGCAAGGATTGCAGGGGTGGTTTTAAAGACAAGGTGTCCTATGGATGCTGAATATCATGTAGGAACTAACTGGAGCGAAAGCCACTAAAATGACTGAAGAAAAAGACGAGAACCTATTAGGGATGGTAGCTGTGTCTGCATACAAGGATGGGACTTACTCGTTAAGTTCTAGCTTTGATTTAGACGAGACATACGAGCTGTTAAAGGATGCAGTATTGGACATTGAGGACGGTACGTTAGAAGATAGTATTGACTATCATAATCAATCGTTGCATTAATTTTGTAGTTGCTGTATAATAACCAAGCAGTATTTCTAAACCGTAGTAGATAAGGAGAATTAAATGGAAATGAAACCAGTAAAGATTCAAGCAGAAGTTCAATGGGCTTCTTTTGATAAAGTAAATGAGATGAGTGGCAAGTTTCAATGCGACTTAGCGAACCTCTCAACAGCTGCTGTAGAAGCGTTAGAGTCTATTGGTCTTGCACCACGTAAGCGTGAAGACAAGCCTGAGAAGGGTTGGTTCTTGACAGTGAAGTCTAACTACGCTATCCAGCCTTTTGACAAAGATGGTACTGAGATTAAAGACGCAGTTGGTAACGGTTCTAAAGCTGTTGCTTTGATTAAGCCGTATAGCTGGAAGTGGAAGAACAAAGAAGGTGTTAGTGCTTCATTGGCTAAGATTGTGATTACTGATTTGGTGAAGTATGATGCCAACGGTGATTCCAAAGATGACGACTTGGACGACGACATCCTGTGATAACCGCACTCATTGATGCAGACAGTCTGTGCTACGCAGTCGGTTTCTCTAGCAACGATACAGAGGAAAAGATTGCGTTGTCACGGCTGGAGCAAACAATGACTGAACTTTGTATGGACTTAGACTGTGAAGACTACAAGGGCTTCCTAACGGGCAAAGGCAACTTTAGAGAGTCGATAGCAGTTACAGTTCCATACAAGGGTCAGAGGATAGCTGAGAAGCCTGTGCATCTACAGGCTCTTAGAGACCACCTAGTGAACTCTTGGGGCTTTGAAGTAGTGCAGGGTATCGAAGCTGACGATGCAGTCGGTATCGCCGCTTATGCAGTTCCTGAAGACCAATCCATCATGGTACATATCGACAAAGACTTGAACCAGTTTAGAGGTTGGCATTACAACTACCGCAAGAAAGAAAAGTATTATGTCACAGAGTTTGAAGGCTTAACTGCTTTCTACACTCAGATACTAACTGGCGATAGGATTGATAACATTGTCGGACTAAAAGGCATTGGTCCTGTTAAAGCTAAAAAGGTGTTAGAGAAATGTACAAACGAAAACGAACTGTATCAAGCAGTCCTCAAAGCCTACGAGGGCGACCAGCAGCGAGTGTTGGAGAACGGGCAGTTGCTGTGGCTCCAAAGAGAACCCAACCAAGTCTGGCAAGCTCCAAACTTGTCTTAGTTGAGTGGTTAGACGCTTTAGCACAAGGCGAGTGGCATGAACCTAAGCGTGAAGATTTACAATGTAAGACAGTTGGTTTTGTAGTGTTTGAAGATGACCAACAACTAGAATTAGCAGGAACGATTACTGAAGGAATGTGTAACAACAGTATTACCATTCCAAAACAAATGATTACTAAACGAAAGGCAATCACCCTTGAAAACACAAAGCGCAAAAGCAAAGGGAAGAAACTTGCAGAAGTGGGTGGTAGCGGAACTACTGAAGCGTTACCCGCAGTTGACGGACAAGGACTTACGCAGTTGTCCGATGGGTAGTCACGGAGAAGATGTCGTGATGTCTCAGTTTGCTAAAGAAGAACTACCAGCAACATTTGAATGTAAGTCTTTAGCAAAGATAGCAGTGTATCGCTACTACGAGCAGTGCCAGTCTCACGGTGACGGAGAACCAATCGTTATCATCAAAGAGAATGGTAAACCTCCATTAGCGGTAATAGATGCAGAGTTGTTGTTTGATTTGATGGCAGCATGAGTACACCAATCAGTATCTTAAAAGAAAGACTACTCTGGCTTGAAGAAGAGAACGCTTACTTAAAGAAACAAATTGATGTTTTATTAATGATTATTGCAAACAAGGAGAAACATAGTGGATACAATGTCCCTGAAGTTTGAATTAGAAGATGTAGACGGTGCGCATATGTCAGAGTTTAGAGTTGATGACTGTGAATCATGGCATATGTTAGTGATTAAGTTTACTGACTTCTTAGCAGCACGATATGGTTATGCTTTGTCAGACAATGTGTTGTTCGTTACTGAGCATCCTTTTGGACGCATCAGAGACCAGTACATTACTCCCGCTGAAGTAGAAATGGTGCTTCGTAATCGTCAACGTAATAATGCTTTAAATTCTTTATTTGAGGATGATGAACAGTGAAAATTCTACTACTAGATATTGAGACAAGTCCTAACACAGCCCATGTTTGGGGCCTGTGGCAGCAAAACGTCAGTATCAATCAGTTGATGGAATCTTCTTATGTCTTATGCTACGCAGCTAAGTGGCTTAATTCAGATGAGATGATGTTTGATTCTGTACAACAATCTAAACCTAAAGCCATGTTGAAAGGTATTCATGGACTTCTCAACGAAGCTGACGCTGTGGTGCATTATAACGGTACTAAGTTTGACATTCCTACGCTTAACAAGGAATTCCTCTTACATCGTTATAGTCCACCATCGCCTTATAAACAAATTGATTTACTGCGTGTGGTTCGTAGCCAGTTTCGTTTTCCTAGCAACAAGTTAGACTATGTAGCACAACGTTTAGGTTTAGGACAGAAACACGCTCACGAAGGACATGAGTTGTGGGTCAAGTGCATGAACGGAGATAAAGATGCGTGGAAGCGGATGGAAGATTATAATATACAAGATGTTATTTTGTTGGAAGACCTTTACAATACACTTCTACCTTGGATTAAGAACGCTCCTAACCGTAATCTATTCAGCGATATTCAAGGTTGCCCATCTTGTGGACAAACGCATCTTCAGAAACGTGGAACAGCAGTTTCATCTACTGGAACGTATCAGCGGTATCAGTGTAAATCCTGCGGTACGTGGGCGCAAGGAACGACAGCTTTGGAAAAGAAAAAAGTCGAAGTGAAAGGATTAGTATGAGCACATATCCACAAGCAATGCCAGCACATTATGGCTATGATGTCTTAACTGAGTACGATGAGTTTAGAAAAGAAGTGGTTAAAGAGTCTGTCACAGAAGCAATGCGAGAGATTTACGCAAAGCGTGGGGAAGAGGTACGAAAGCAGTTTGAGGACGGTCAGGAAGACCCCGGAGATAGTCTTTCTAGGCAGGTAGGCGGTAATCACTACAAAGTAGCCGCTATACAGCCTTGGGATGTCATGGCAGCATACGGACTTGACCCTTGGTCGGCAAATGTGTTAAAATACTTACTTCGATTTCCTTACAAAGCAGGGCGTCAGGATTTAGAAAAAGCACAGCATTATATCGAATACCTAATCACGCATTACGATGAAGTAAACGATATGTATTACAACAAATAGAAAGAAAGACTATGCCGTTACTGTTGCATGAAATAAAAGAACGATTGACTGCCTTAGATGAGATAACACTCTTAGAGCTTTTAAACATCAGCAGTGAAGACATAGTAGAAATGTTCTCAGACCGTATCGAGGACAATGCCGATAAACTAGAAAAGGAAGTTAAATAACAATGACAGCATACACAATGACTCCGTATAACACCTTCATCGCTAAGAGCCGCTACAGTCGGTATCTCGATGATAAAGGTCGTCGTGAGCACTGGAACGAAACAGTGGCACGGTACTTTGACTTCATGGAGAAACACTTAGCCACAAAACAAAACTATACACTCACTAAAGAATTACGTGCAGAACTAGAAACAGCAGTAAACGCACTGGACGTAGTTCCGTCTATGCGAGCGATTATGACAGCAGGACCAGCACTAGAGCGTCAGAACGTAGCTGCGTTTAACTGCTCTTATTTACCGATTGATGACCCTAAAGCATTTGATGAAGCGATGTATATCTTGCTTTGTGGTACAGGTGTTGGATTCTCTGTGGAGCAACAATATGTTAAAAAGTTACCTGAAGTGCCGGAGCAGTTGTTTGACAGTAAGACTACTATTGTTGTGTCGGATTCTAAAGAAGGATGGGCAAAATCGTTACGACAGCTCTTGGCTCTTTTGTACTCTGGCGAGATTCCAAAGTTCGACGTATCGAGAGTTCGACCTGCAGGTGCCAGACTTAAAACTTTCGGTGGACGAGCAAGTGGACCCGGACCTCTGGAAGAACTTTATAAGTTTTGCGTTGCCAAGTTTAAAGGAGCAGTTGGTCGCCGTCTCAGTTCCCTTGAGTGCCATGATATTCTGTGCAAAATCGGGGAAGTTGTTGTTGTGGGTGGAGTCCGACGGTCAGCAATGATTAGCTTGTCAGACTTATCTGATGATAAGATGGCACACGCTAAAGCAGGTAATTGGTGGGATGGTCAAGCTCAACGAGCATTGGCAAACAACTCTGCTTCGTACTTAGAGACACCATCTATCGGTCAGTTCATGCGTGAGTGGTCTAGTATCTATGAATCACACAGTGGTGAGCGTGGTATCTTTAATCGTCAGGCTTCTCAAGTGCAAGCAGCTAAGAATGGACGACGTGATGCGACTTACGCCTTTGGCACGAATCCGTGCTCAGAAATAATTTTACGTCCCTACCAATTCTGTAACCTGTCTTCTTGTATCATTCGCTCTGACGACACTGAAGAGACTATTGCTAATAAGATTCGTCTTGCTACAATCTTGGGTACATTCCAAGCGTCGTTAACAGACTTCCCTTACTTGCGTAAAGTGTGGCAGAAGAACACTGAAGAAGAAGCACTCTTAGGTGTGTCTATGACTGGTATCTGTGATAATGTATTGTTGAATAATCCTGATGATGTAGACTTACCTAAACGATTGGAGGCACTACGTGACCTTGCTGTTTCTACTAACGCTTTCTACGCTGACGCTATTGGAATTAATCAGAGTGTTGCTGTTACTGCTGTCAAGCCAGAAGGGACAGTCTCGCAGCTCTGTTCTACTGCCTCTGGTATTCATCCTCAGCACAGCAAATATTATATTCGTCGTGTCAGAGCTGATAACAAAGACCCACTAACACAGTTTATGATTCAAGCTGGGTTTGTAGCAGAGCCTTGTGTGATGAAGCCAGAATCAACTACAGTATTTAGTTTCCCTGTAGCAGTAGCCGAAGGTGGACTGTTGCGTGAAGACTTATCAGCTATTCAACACTTGAAGTTATGGTTGATTTTCCAGCGTCACTACTGTGAGCATAAGCCTTCAGTAACTATTTCTGTATTAGAGAATGAGTGGATGGATGTCGGAGCTTGGACATTTAAGCACTTCGATGAAGTTACTGGTGTGTCTTTCCTACCGATGGATGGTGGAACTTATAAGCAAGCCCCATACGAGGAGTGTGATGAAGAGACTTACAACCAGTTGAAACAACTAGTTCCGACTACAGTAGATTGGGAGAACTTCAAAGAGTATGACGATAATGTGGAAGGCGCTCAAACCTTGAGTTGTACAGCAGGGGGATGTGAGATTTGAAAACCTGTAGTTCTTGTAAACTAGAGAAGCCCTTAGGGGCTTTTCATAGTAAACCTCGTTCAGCGTGTAAAGACTGTGTCAACAAATCTGCAAAGAAATGGAGAGACAATAACCTTGAACAAGCTCGTGGTTATTTTACAGAAGAACGTCGCAAGATTTCAGATTGGAAAGCTGCTAGAGGGTGTGTGAAGTGCGGTGAGAATGATTCAGCTTGTTTAGATATGCACCACACAGACCCATCTACTAAGGATAAAGACCCCAGTAGAGTAGGCAAGTTTGATACCTTTTTAAAAGAAGCTGCAAAGTGTGTTGTTCTTTGTCGGAATTGTCATGCCAAAGTCCATGCTAAACGCTTCAGTCTATAATTCCTTGTGTGTGTAGTACTTTACAGCCCTCTTCGGAGGGCTTTTTTGTTTCTTATAATGTACAAAAATGTGTAATATACTACACAATTATGACAAGAACAAAGCTCTTTCGTCATTGCGACGATTGACTAATCCCTTTAGAACCTTACCACCACCTATTGTGTATTTGAGAAACTCCTCTGCAGCGCCCTCCATGTCTCCACGAAGAACCTTCTGACGGAGGGTTGAGCGCTGTAGTGTTCCAAGACCCACATTGAAGCTAAAGCTAACAAGAGCATCGAACTGCCCTTGTGTAAGAGTAACAGGACAGTATCGCTCGACACCTCGTTCAAAATTAGCCAAATCTCGTTTAAGAATGTCATCTACTTCTCCCATCGTTATTGTCCTATTCCAACCATCAGGGATAGGTAACGCTTTACGCTCTGCTAACGGTACTCTTGCGTGATTGGGGTCAATAACATGACCAACACCAATAGTCCACAGAAGAGCAGGACACTGGTAAGGCTTAGTCCTAACACCTTCATGGTGACGTATAACTTCGAGAGCTTTGTCGCTTACTTTCATTTCTTAGAGAAAGCCTGTGTACCAAACCAGAAAGCAATAATAGAAGCTAGAATCTGCATCTCATCGGCATCAAACACCATTGGGATAGCTTCTGCAAAAGCAGCGCCAGTAGACCATGCCCAAGCGATAGAAGCAATGTCAACTACTATTAAGAGGAAGACAAACAAATAGGTCACAGCGGGTCTTACAGAGGCTCTGAGGTTGATTACCCACTGACTAGCACCCTGACCTATAGCGATGTCGTGTGCGTACATTGCAGAGCGTTCCTGAGCTTGTGTCTCCATCTGTACTTGCTCTGTTCTAATCTCTTCTACCCTAGCTTGTGCAGCATAGCCACGCTCAAGCATCTGTAGTTCTCTTTCAGTCTGCATACGAGCCAACTCTAACTCATGTGACTTATCAGACTTGTCTTGGAAGAAGTCCATCAGTTTAGGTAAACCGCCCATTAGGAAGGACAGTGCAGTTGAAATCAATGTTAACATTATTTAATACCCCAAGTTAAATACCACGCAATGAACGCAGCTACAAAAAAACACCAAAACTGTACCCTTCTTACTGCTTTTAAGTCGTGTTGAAACTCTTTGATGTTATGCTTTTCAAGAGCTTCTATTTCAGTTTTGATACGAAGAACAGAATCCCATTCTTTAGAACCATACTTCTTAATGAATTGTTTTTTGAGTTCGACTTCTTGGTCGGTAAGCAATTTACGACGTTTGTATTCGTCTAATGCTTTAAAGATAGCTTGTTGTTTTTTAAACTCTGCTTCTCGTTGAGCAGTTCGTCTCTCTTTAGCTTTTTGTTGAGCAACAGCTAGTCCATCATTCTGTATAGCTTCAACTTGTTTAGTTAGTGATTTAGCACTTTCTCTACTGGCATCAAGACCACCAGTGAGCGTCTTTACTCCTTCGTTGAATCCAAACTGGTCTGACATAGTTACTCATCGTGTGTATAGTGTGTATAAGTTATTGTTGTGGCTCACCCTCAGTAATCGGAGGTACAACAGCTTTGATAATTAAAGACCTGTTTAAAGCAGCTTGTGTTTCTGGGGTCAGTTTAGAATACAAAGCCTTTACTACTGCTTGTGATTTGCTTGGTGGAACACCCTCAATAAAGGCAGCTAATAAAGGAGGGTTTAAAGTCATATCGGCAGCTAACCTGTTAATTTCTGCAGTAGCATCCTTTTTAATCAACTTCAACACTGTGTTCGTCACTAGAGCATAGCGGTTTAACATATTAGGTAGCTCTAACAACGCTTGTCTATCTGCTGTGGATAAGCTGGCTAATGTGTCACCCTTCGCTTCACGGCTTACATCCGCTAAGACACTGTTAAAGTCATCCATCTGCCCCTTAGTCATAATGTCTTCTATCTTCTGGAAACGAGCCTGACCTGTAGACCGCTTAATCAAGTTAGGAGCATTTTCTAAAGCAGCAGCAAAACCAGCAACACGTTCTGCGTTACCTAGTGGAGTACCAAGTTGTTTTTCTAATGCTTGAGCAATCTGCATTTGATTAATTTTAGTAGATTCTTTTTGGAATGTGTCTAAATAACGCTTCCAATCACCACTATTACCAGCTTTTTCAATAGCGTTATCAATGTAGCTCTTGACGTTCTTTTCTAAACCACCAGTTAACTTAGCATCCCAGTTCTGTGACTCAGAAGAGAATTTCTTAATGTCGTTACCAATTTCTTTACGAATGGTGTATAAATCGTTAGAGTCAATAACACCTGTCTCAGGGTTAGACAAACGTTGTAACTTCTCTTTGAGTGAGTTAAAAGTATTTACAACAACATCCGAAGCTCTTTCACCGGGTTTCTGTAGAACGCTGTCAATATTCTCAATGATAGGACTTACTCGTAGAGGATAAAAACCGTTATCAGCTAAACTTTGTAACTGTAGTTTCTTAAATTGCATCTCAGCTTGTCTTTGAGCAGCAATATCTTTAGCCGCTTTTGCACCTTCTAAGTTACCGAGTACACGGTCAAAGTTGTTGCTGAGCTCAGGACCGACACGAGGGTATCCCGGAACAGGGAAAAAGTTACGAGCAAGTTGTTGCTGTTGCGATGCTTCAGTTCCTAACACACCTGCAGTCTGTAATGCTTGACTTTTACTAGTAAACTTCTGTGCAATTTGTTGTTCAAACTGTGGAGCAAGTTCACCAGCGACATTAGCCTGTCCTAAAGCGTCTTCACGTAATGGGGCTGTTGCTCGTGTACGCTGTGCAATAGCTTCAATCAGGTCATCCTGTGTACCACCTGTCTTTTGTAACAGGGCTTTACGAGCATTAGCAACATCAGCACGACGAATAGCAAAGTCTGCTGAGATACCAAGTGCTGGTGTCTTTTCAAGGCTTTTCTGAAACGCAGCCAACGAAGTAGCTGCAGGGATGTCTGCTAGTGCTTCTGCTGCTGTAGGTTTAGAACCGGGAACAATCTCAGGAGCATTACGTAACGCACTGATAATCTTCTCAGGGTCTTTACCAGCCATCTCAACAAGACGCTCTTGTAAGATAGTTTTTTGACCAGCAGTAGTGATTGGTTTAGCAAACTCTTTAGCAATTTTGTAAGCACCTTTACCTAAGTCTAGCGCACCACTTAATACACCGCCGAACAACGCTCCAGCACCTGCTTGCTTTATTTTTTCTAGAACAAGGTTCTGAGCTTCTTCTGCTGGAGTTAGAAGACCTAAAGCAGCTCCTTGACCTCCATATTGAGCAGCTCGTCCTACGGCAGTTGCTGCAGGGGCTACTGAAAATAACCTGTTTACTGGGCTTACTATTGCACCACCAATTTCTGCCAAATCAATACCAGACGCACCAGAAGCAGCTCGTTGTTGAGCATAGGCTTTCTGCATTTCAGAAGTAAACTGTTGCCCGCCTTCACCTAAAGCCATTTGTGCAACAGCAGCAACAGGATTTAATACAGCTCCTTTAGCAACACCAGCGCCAATCTGCAATGCTCTGTTAACACCTTGACCGACAGCCTGCATCGCAGGTCCCTGAGCAGTTTGTTGCTCTGGTGCTAAATAGCTAAATGGATTAGATGGGTCAGCTACCATCGATTCAGGTGTAGCTTCTCCTGTCTGTGCAGGTAGTTTAGGCTTTGTAGAAACTCCTAGATGAGACTGAATTTTAGCAATAGCTTGTTCGTTAGACAAACCTTCTGGAAGGTCGTAGTGAAGACCCTCATATTGGTATACTGGCATATTTGTCCTTATTTCAACACGATTGGATTTGCTGCTGTTCCTTGCTGTCCTGTACCACCTTCAGCTTTTGCGGTTGGTGATGCTTTACCTGCTTTTTTAACAGCGTCTCTCCAGTTTGTGTAATGTAGTTCAATTTTATCTAAACCATCTCTTAAAGCCTTTGGACTTTGGTCTTGGTCTAGAGAAGCAATAGTAGATTGTAACGCAACTAATTCTTGAACGGCAACTTGACCTAGTGCGCCTCCTGTTGGAGAAGCGTCACGCATTTGTTGAAGTCTATCAAATCCTAAGTTTGCTTTAATAGTCGTCAAACGCTTGCTTAAATCTTTAGCTTCTGTTAAAGGAACACTAGACAACAATGAACCAGCTCCTGCGGTAAAGCCAGATACCATTTTCTTAGTGTCTTTAACTTCTGCAATAAGTCTATCAGCGGAGGATATAGCAGCATCAGCAGCAGCAGTTTGTTTGTCAAGTTTCTCTTGACGTTTCTCGTCTGCCAACTGTTGTTTAGCTGAGCGAGTTCCTTCACGAGTTGCGGCTGCTAAATCAGAAGTTGCTCTACGTTGCTCTAAAGCAGCTTGTCGGTCTTGAGAAGCAGTTAGAATCTGAAGAATCTTATCAGGCGAACCGTATTTACGTACAACTCCGATAACCTGAGCCTCTGTTGCGTTAGGACCTAAAGCAGCTAATTCAGCACGAAGTTGCTCTTCATTAGCAGCAGACAACTCAGCCTTAGCCATATCAGCACGAGTCTTCTGAAGACCTAAACCACTCTTCTCCATATTGTCAGCTTTTGTAAACGCTTTCATTGACTCTACAGGAGCAAAGGGTTGCAAGGCACGTCCAAACTCTCTAGCACCTTGTGGTGTAGACAAATCAAACTGTGATGCTAGTTCTTGTATTTTGGATGCTTTTTGCATTTCAGCATCACCTCCAAGCAATCCAGTAACACCACGAGCTAATCCAGCACTACCTTGGTAGATAGACATCTTAGCTTGCTCTAGAGGGTCTAACTGAGCATAACGAAACGCATTAGACATATCTGTTGCTTGTCGTTGCATCGCTAACTGCTGTGGGTCAACCCCGAATAAACTACCTACAATATTCTCTGCCATTTTGTATCCTATTAATCGTAAGACATTGTATCAAACCAGCTATTATCAAAGCTGCTGTTTGTACCGTAGCTTGGACCCTTATAGCTCGGTGTGCTTCCACCACCACCAAATAAACCAGAGAAACTACCACCGCCCATCGCAGAACCTGCACCACTTAGTGCAGTTCCCATTGGACTGTATCCTTGATACTTGCTGTATGCCTGTGCAGCGGCTTGTTGTGGAGATAGATATAGCTGACCTGCGTTTGCACCTGCTTGAGCGTAACGACCAGCTAACTCTTGACTTAACTGGAATGGTTGTTGTCCTAGCTTCTCTGTTGTTCCTAAGAGACCTAACTGAGCCTCTAGCGGAGCATAACCAGCAGTAGTTAGACGAGGTACAGCACCAAGGATTTCGCCACCAGTACCAAATAGACCAGCACCAAACTTCGTACGAGCCATTCCATCTTGGTCAGCCTGTGCAGCTAACTCTAAGTCTTGTCTTGCTTGAGCGTTATACAATGCTTGTGCAGCAGGATTAGAAGGAGCACCACCAGTACCTGTGTTAACAGCTAAACCGCCTGTACCACGAGCGAAGTTAGTAGTTCCTAAACGAGCTTGAGCAGCTTCACGTCCCGGAGCTAACAAAGCCTGTTGACTTGTCATGTAGTCTTGAGCCGCTTGTTGGGGTGATGTTGCTAAATATTGTTGACCTAAGTTAAATAGACTCTGAGCACCTCCATAGATAGGCTGCGCTGCTTGCGCTACTTGCGTAGGGTCATACTGACCTGTCTGTGCAAACAATCTGTTTTGAATAGACTGTAGCTCTGGCGACAGTGTGTAACCGCCTTGACCACCAGAGAATGTAGAAGTACCGAAGTTAGTTGTCATCCCATAAGGATTAAACTGAGCCATCGCCGATGCTCTATCTGCAGCAGCTCGTAATGCCTCAGCCTGTCCTTTAGACGCATCAGCGGCTTTAGAACCGGATATTAAACCGCCGGCTATGCCAAGAACTGGACTAGCGATTGCTGCTATTGGATTTGCACTGCCCATTATAGACTCCTACTATATATGTGATACATTTGTTTATCCTGACCTATAACATCTTGTTGAAACTCAAAACCGATTGACTTACCAAACTTCACTAACTTCTGATTGTCTTCGTGTGCTATAGCAACTAAAGGAATAGAAACTAAGTGTTGTAATAAATTTAAGTCTTCTAAATACTTTACTTTGATACTTGGTGTCCATTTACGGACATCTGTGTGAAACCATATTAGGTTGTTATGTAACTCTAACAACATGGTATAGTCTTCACGAATGACGACAGGTACTTTAAAACTCAAGCTGTACGCTTCCACATCTTAACAACGATAAACGGTTGTACGTTAGCGTTAGTACCTGAAGAACCATTAGAAGCTACTGTTGTTGCTACAGAGATTCCTGTAGCACTAGAACTTGTAGCTACAGTGCCACCGTAATCAAATTTCCAGTCTCCGCCGGGAGTACCACCACCACCTCCGGGACTATTACTAAATGGTGTAATAGTGTGGTTGTGTTGTGGGTCTGTAACAGTAGATGTTGCGGTATGGTTATGGCTTACAGTAATAGCATCTTTAGAGCCACCTGTTTCTTCTAATGTATCAAACAACGCATCAGCAGAATCTAAACCAACATT